CGCTAACAATTTTCAGATTATCGTTATTATATGTATTGCCCGATACAACCACATTTAAATTTCCCATTGTACTTGTTAAAGCATTACCTGAACTATCATTAATATTTACAGATTGATTAACAGCCGAATTAACAACAGAAACGGAACCTAAATAAAGACTCATTATTATATAATATAGATTTAGAATAAAATTTATTTATGAATAATTTAAAAATAAAATTAAATTATTTATTGCAGTATTAACGCTAAATCGAACATAATTATAACTACCACTGGGTATGTTAAACCCGAGATTATCACTGGAATTTACTGTATATGCATACTGCGTTGGATAATAATTAATATCATCATTTGATAATTCTAATTTAATTATACAATCAGTATCTGTAGAACCGTAAACTGTCAAATTTTTATATTTAAAATCAATTTTATATGATGCAGAATTTGTAACAATAAAACCATCTGCAAGTAAAACATAACCACCACTTGATAGATTATTTTGAACAGATACTTTAACATTACCTGAAGAATCAATAGGATTAATAATATTTACATTCGATGTTTGATTAGATGCTGATAAAAATACATTTGTAGATTTTAATAAACATTGTAAACTTAATGATGTTTGGTCTATATTATCGTTATTTGTTAAAACAATTTTATAGTATCTCATTTTAGGTTCAAATCTGTAAAATAATGTTGAAGCTGATACAGTATCATTTGCAATTGTTTCAGTATATTCGTCAGAAATCGAATCAGGACTATAAATAATATCTAATTGATATTTTGAATTGCAATTTATTGAGATTTCAATCACTGCATAATTTAATATCGAGCTATACACTCCTGTAAATGATTGGCTCTCTAAAAGGGGAACTATAGAACTATTAAGATTGTCATAATGTCCTGCGTTTGAATTTATCGAACTCATTATTATATATAATATAATTATATATATTTATTTTTTAATATATTCTTTTTGCATAGCTACAGAGTGACCCATATCTTTAGCTGTTTGTTCTTGATCTGCTATCACTTTCCCATATTTATCAGATAAAAATATGTGTCTTAACATTGAGCTAGAAATATTTTTATTAAATATTTTATTAAGTTGTCTTGTTAGGCTATTATCGTTAGCTAATCTATCACCATTAAATTTTGCTAATAGAAAATTATCTGAATTTTTATTATATTTAATAAATTTTTTTATTAATTGAAATAATTCATTTGGAACATCGATAATTTGCTGCCCGTATGTCTTTTTGGTTTTATAATTATTGAATACGAATTGTTTCTTTTTCATATCGAGATAATTAAATTTATCATCTAAATTTTTACCATCTTTACTAAATTTCATGTGCAGGTAATCTTTATTTCTTCGGGGATTAATTAAAACAAATAACCCTAGAATAACAGTATCTAATAGATTATAATATTGTGATTCTGATATATTCTTTGGATATTTATTTTTAGATTTTAATTCATTAAATTTAGCTTCTACATCTTTCCAACTGATCCAATTCTTATCTTGTGTTTCAGTCTTCTCATTCAACTTTAGATTTTCTTCAATCTTCTTATTCAAATCAATCATAATATTATAATATTGTTTGTAAAGATCATTGCCAAGATTCTTGAGAACTGAAACAATCGATATTATTATGTTACGTTGGGTTGTTATTTTATAGTTTTTAATCTTATCTAAGATCTTTTTTGGATTTGATAAAAATTTAAAATCTAAAATCTCTCGTTTATCATTAAGATTCTTAAGAATTGATAAATATAATTTTATACTATTCTCGGATAATCCTTTATCGATTAATTTTTGTTTAATATCTGATTCCATATATAATAATAATATAATATTATATTTTTTATATTTTATATTATTTTTAAAAAAAATATAAAATGGTTTAAGAAAATAAAATAAAATATAGATTATAATAGTTTAATATGGATTATCAAAATGGTCGAATTTATAAAATAATTAGTGATATGACAGATAAAATATATATTGGGAGTACGACACAGCCATTAAGTAAACGGTTGAGTGTTCATAAATCGGATTTTAAACGATACTTAGCAGGTAAGTTTCGTAAAGTAACATCATTCGAACTAAGTGAATTAGGACCTGTCCAAATAGTTTTAATTGAATCATATCCCTGCAATAATAGAGAGGAACTTGAAAAAAGAGAATGTTATTATATAAATGAATTTAAAAATATTATAGTTAATAAAGTCCATCCGACTAGAACACAAAAAGAATATAAAGAAGCTAATCAAGATGAAATAAAAAAACAAAATAAACAGTATTATAAAGCCAACCAAGATAAAATAAAAGAACAACAAAAACAATATAAAGAAGCTAATCGAGATAATATTTTAGAAAATAATAAACAAAGAGTTATATGTGAATGTGGTAAAGAATATGCAAGATATTGTAAATCCCATCATAATAAAACTAAATATCATATCAATTATCTAAATCAGCTAACATGAACAGATTCTTTTCAGTTAATACAGCACCTGGGAAATTTTTAAAAATTGTCGCCCATCGACTTTCTAGCTTCTTTATTTTTTTTATTTCTTTGCTATCAAGTCCTAAATAATTTTCTAATAAGTAATTTGTTCCTCTATTACTTGATCGAGGGAAATATGTGAACGAATGAGTCTCATTTAAAAAATCTATAAGATATCTCTTATTATTAGCATAATGGACGATTAACGCACAACTGGTATTTGTATGCCTGCCGGTCGTTAGTATTTCATTTATAAATTTAAATACTTCAGCTTTTATACCTTGATTTTTAATCATTTCAATATCATCGAAGCAAACTAAACTATCTTTTACATCATCAACAGTTAATGGTTCACTGATCCAGCTATCATTTAATGCTACTCGTTTTACTATTTTCTCATCAATTGATTTATCCTCTTCTACATTACTAATAAAATATATTGGTTTTTTATTTTTGTATGCTTTTTTATAATTTTTCATATACTGATTTAAATAATATGATTTACCGGATCCTGATTGTCCGACGATCATTAGAACCTGTCTTTCAGTATGTGTGTTTGGAAATTGCTCAAATATTTCATTTTTTGGCAATTCTAATTTATCAAAGTACACATTTTTTTTTACACCTTTTAATCCTTTTTTATTATCTTTATCATCTTTTTTATGATTTGCATCTAAAAATATAATCTGATTATTATCATCGCCTCCTTTTATTATAGCAATTTCTCCGCCAGTTTCTAAATTAAAAGCCATATCTATATATATAATTAGATTATATTTTTAAAATCGTTTTCTTTGAAATTTCATCAACTTGCCAACCGGTATATTAAAGTGTTTATAGAACTTCAATGCTTCAGAATTGTATAAATTTTCGTAATCTTTTATTATATCGCTTATTTTTTTCGGATTTAGTCCTTTTAATCCTATATTATTTAAAAACATTCGAACTCGGGGATCAATACCAAATTTCTCAATGTATATCTGACAAGCCATCAAATAATTTGTTTTCTGATAAATCTCCCCAACTTTGCTATTAAAAAAATTAGTAATACCAATTATTGGATTGATATTTGGCGGATCTTGTAATTTTGAAGCAACCATAAATCGTTTTAATGACTTGTAATATTTACCTTCATCATATTTTTCTTTTTGATCTACTAATAATTCATTTATATATCCTTCTAAAAAATTATTATCATCAATTTTATTAAAAAAGTATATACAGCTAACTTCTTGAAATATTCCATTATTGAATTGTAATAAATCGATTTTACATAAATTTATTTTATCAGAATCATAATGATCTTTAAAGAATGATCCGCCAACATCTTCTAATTTATAAAATTTGAATTTATCATCTTTATCTATATTTTGTAATTTAAATTCAATAAAAAATAAATTATTATTTTTAATTCTATTAAATATTGTTTTAAATTGCCTTTGGACTTCGTTAAATCCCATCGGTTTTATATCAATCGGACATAATAAATCGATATCTGCCGGATAATTTTGATTTAATAAAGATGATGTTCCGACAATTTTTGGAATATTATTTTTATATTTTAAAACTGAATATAAATACTTATCTTTATTATCTAATATCTTATAATCTAATACACTAGGTACAGTCATATATATATATTATTATATATATTAAATTAAATATTTAAATATATCTGGTGGAGATGCTGGAGCTGGCGATGCTGGAACAGGAACCGGTGATGCTGGTGCAACTCGCAAAGCTGCCGGTACTGGTCCTCTTCGTCTTCTTAAAACTGGTGCTGCTACTGGTGCTGCTGGTGCTGCTACTGGTGCTGGTACCACTGGTGCTGCTGGAGCTGCTGGTGCTGGTGCTGCTGGAGCTGGTCCTGGTACTGGTACTGGTACTGGTGTTAACTTACCAACTTCAGATTTAAATTTAATTAATGTAATGTCAGGA